ATTTCACTTTCAATTCGTATGAATGTTTCTCTATATTTATTTAGCATTTCTGAATATGTTTCTACACCTATTTTACCTAAATAGTGTTCTTTCATATTTCCAGTTTCATTTGTTTTTTGATCTAATTTTTGATTTCCAGTAGTGTCTTCATTGTTTCTACCATCTTGGAAACCACTATTTTCGTTTGTTCCATTTGCTTTGCCAACATCTTTTGATGTTCCATCACTTGTTGTTTTAGAATTCGCTTCATCATGAGTAACAGATTTATCGGTTGTATTACCGTTTGTATTAGATGATGTGTTTTCATCAATACTGATATTTTCCTCGTTATGATTTTTTCCTGTATTCTCATTTATTTTTGATGCATAACGAATAATTCCTTTACCATCTTCTGTTGTGATATCTAAACGACCGTCAGGTGTATCCTCTTCTAACACACGCGCAAAATCATTTCCATCACTTGTGTTTTTATTGTTACCTTTTTTCGTTCCTGTTGTGTCTGATTTAGATGTACCGTTATTATCAATTGTTCCATCACTTACAATATTACCAGTTGTTTCATTATGGGTTGTTCCATCATTTTGAGTATTTGTTTCAAAACTTCCATTATCTTTTGTGTCAATATGAAACGTACCATTTTTATTTCCAACTTTATCAATATTATCATTACGAGTTCCATCCGTTGTATGGTCTTTTGTTCGATCCATAACAGTATTCATAAGTGGATCAAATTGAATTAGTTCACTTCTAAAACGTTGATTGTAATAAGGCATTTTTTCATTCATCCAATTTTCTAAATGAAACTTGAATAACTCAATCGTTTCGAAACCTATTTCCGTCATATAGAAACGTCTAACCCATTTTCTTTCAAATTCTTTTCTTTTTGATTCGTCAAAGAAAGGATAATCAAAATCAAATAAATGAGGTGTACCAATCTCTATTTTTTCTTTAATAGATTTAGGAGGATAATCGTATTGTGAAAAGTGGTCTATATAATTATAAAGTTCATCACTATACAACGCCATGTTCTTCATCCTCCTCAAATTCACTATTTAAAATTTCAAACGGTAGATTATCAGTTCTCATTTTCACGTTCAAACCTTCTAATTCAGGATATAATTGGACAATCCTATCCCTAGCTTCTAAACGCGATTTCAACATAATGTTTTCAGATGCTTGTTCTTTTTCGTCTCCTGAAGTAGCTTCTGCACTTGTTAATCTTTCTTTCTTATCAATCGCAACATTACGAATACCAAGATAAGTAAGAAATTCAGACCAATACGCATTCTTTTGGTCATTAATTTTATCAACAACAAATGGAGCATCTGTTTTAAACACTTTAATAGAATTAGGATCAAAATGTTTATTTGCAACAATGACAGGAGCATTTCCTTCATATTGGTTATAGATATTCATAAGAGAAAATTTATTTGTGTCTTCAGCGCTTATCAATACTGGGGTTTTCTGTGCGTTTAAATTGATATCAATTAATTCCATTGCATTTGCTAATTTTTTAGCGAACATAATCACACTATCCATAGTAGGAATATGCAAATCATTGTTCCAAACAACTACACCTGTTTTATCTCTATCCATTAATTCAAGATTGTCTCCAAAATTATAAATTTCAAATTTACGATTTTCATAATCAGGTGTTGCCGTTGTAAACTTAGTTGGTTGTAAATATCGGTTAATATGTGTACCAGCTGTTCCATTTACCGCCATATATCCTAAATCTTTATCTTTATAAAAACCAACATAACCATGTGTATGAATCATCATTTCCATATAACGAGGATCAACTGTGTCAGGCAAGTTTTCCCACTCAAATAACTGGAATGTAAGTTGACTTAAATATTTAGCATAATGCCAATAATAGAAATTTCCAACATTCTCTTGTATCTGATTTGGATTCATATACATACTAATTTGATTAAACATCATATCACCTCATTGCTTAAAGAATAATTTCCAACATCATTTGTATGCCATAAAGTAATTCCTCTATCAAATACCGATTTCAACTCATTCATGTCTTCTGTATTAAAATCACCAACAATATTACAAGATTTTGTCTCAACATAATTCCAATTTTGTCTTGTATGAAAATTCGGTAGTTTAACTTCATTCTTTTTATAGCCAAACATTTTAAAGAAATCTTCTAGTTTTCTTCTGTATTCAGGTTTTAAAGTTTTCTTAATTAATGTTACACCATCATAACGATGTCCCATACTATAAGAGTTATTTGATCCCATTTTATTTAATTGTGGAGGAACATTTGAAATATCCTGTTGTTTCGCTTCTAATCCTTGTAAAGCTAATACAGTATTACCTGCACCTTTAACTGCGGAAACACCACTTTGTGCCGCTCCCATGATTCCACCTGCTCCACCTTGCATAACAGAACTTGCTCCACCTAAAATATTTTGACCAACACCAGCAACCCCATTAAAAATAATTTGTTGTTTTTGGTTTTCTAATGAGTTTTTATTTCCTTGCAAGTAAGCTGAAATTAATTCTGTAATAACAGGTATATCATTTGGGTTAATATTTACAATTCCATATTGATTATCTAAATGATTCGTAGATTCTGTTTTATTGTTATAATCTTGAATAGAATATGTAACATTGTTGCTTGTTCCAATACTTCCCTTTAAATTTAGATTCAAGTTTGATTGATAAATGTATTCTAATTTATAAGTAGAATGATTACCTTTCATATCATCCATTGTTAATAAAGTATAAGGATACATATATAACTTACTTTCTGAATAACTAGGGATACCATCATAACGTGAACCCAATGTAAATGTTTCTGTTTTAAAACGTTTAACATCTTTTACATATAACACATATAATTGTTTTCCAGCTTCACCAATAGATGTGTACTCAAATTTCTGATCGCTTTCAGTGAATCTTATATTTAAAGGTAGTTCTCCCCCACCTCTTACTTCAATTGGACAACCAATACTTTCAGTCATAAAGATAGAAACAATATTATTTGTAGCACCTTCTAAACCATAAATTTCTGTTAAAAACTTTTCAGGGGTAGCTAATGGACTATCCTCTTCACCTTGCATATAGCTTAT